ATCGCGGTGATCAGCGCGTCGCCCGCCTGGACGTCGGCGATCCTGCCGGATCCATCGGTGCCGTACAGACGCCCGAGGGTGATCTTGTCGTTGCCGCCGGCTGACAGCGCGCAGCTGGTGAACAGTCCGCGGCGCGGAAAGCCTGGCATCAGTGCGTCGCGGCTGGCCTTCAGCAGCAGATCCAGGAAGCGGGTGCCGATCTCGACGAAGCCCAACACCTTCTTGTCCAGGATCTTCACTCGCTTGTCGCCGGTTGCCATGTTCGCCTCGTCAGGTGGGGCCGACTTCCACGTACCGCAACGGGCGCTGGAAGATCTCGGATCGATGGTACTGCACCGCGGCAGTAGCCGTCACGGCGTTGCCGATCTCGACGGGACCGGCGGTGTACGTGTTGTCGGTGACCGGCCCGCCGAACAACTCCTGTCCGTCCCACCACACACGGATCTCGTTGGAGGTGTTGTCGCGGTTGCGCTGCACGTCGATCCGGTACCCCCGCGTCCCAGCTGGCGCTGTCGGTGCGTCGGCGTCACCGGCGAGGATCGCTGTCACGCCGCCGATCAGACGCATCAGGTAGATCAGCCCGCCCGGCGTGAACGTCACCTTGTAGTGGTTCTCGTTGTCTTGGCTGTAGAAGCGCAGCGTGGGCCGGACGCCTGTCGCGGTGTACGACAGCGATCCCTGCCAGACGTAATCGGTCCAGGTGGTCTCTCCGCCTGGGGACACACGCTCGAACGTGCCGGGCTGCAGGGACAACGCGGCGAGTTGCGGCGGCAAGGTGCTGGACGACGGATCGACGTACGTGCTGGGGCTGCCGGCCACAGTCTTCCACCAGGCCTTGCGGCCCGCCTGCAACGTGTCGATCCAGTCGACGAACGCCACGCCCCAGCGTTCGCCGACGGGCCGCGCGAGATCGATCAGATCCAGCACGACTTCCTGCAACGCGGTGGTCCGCAGCGGTACGCGGATCTCGCACCGCATGTCGCCCGGCACTTGCTCTTCCGCGGTCAGCGCGGTCGGTTCGTCGAGGAAGGCGGGCTTGGGCGGATCGAGATCCTGGCGCGCCACGCGCTGTATGTTCGGATCCGCGCTTGCGTAGACGATCCAGGGATCCCCGCCGGGCTCTCCGGTCAGGCCCAGCGTCACGTCGCCGACGATCCAGCGCGTCGCGAAGAAGTCATCGATCGCCGGGTAGGCGCCGGTGAAGGTGCGGATCGCATCCTGCAGTCCGCTGCGCAGCCCGCGGCGGTTCCAGTAGGGGACGGCCAGGCGGATCAGCTTGCGGAGATCGGCGGGCGACAGTTGCCGCGCGATCTCGTCGGGCTTGCCGCTGCCGGCGCCGAATCCGACGTGCGCCCGCAGGTGATCCAACAAGGCGTCGGGGGTGCGTGCCGGATCGGCTAGCAACGTCAGCCGCCAGATCTTCTGTTGCGATCGCTTCCACAGATCGGACGGGCGTTGCAGCAGCCGGCGCAGGATCGCCGATCCCAACTGTTCGTCGGCGGTGCGCAAGCCCTCTTGCAGCATCGGGTAGATCTCGCCGGTGGGGTGCACGTCGGTGTACGTCGGCGGATCGATCACGAGCTCGCTCGGCGACTGCGCGTCGGCCGGGGCGAGCGCGGACGCTTCCAGCCCGCCGGGGGACGGAACGGCGGGCGAGGGTACGCCGGCCAGCGTCCAGATCCCGTTGATCGGGAAGCCGGCGATCTTGAACGGGTACAGGGGGCTGTTCAGGCCGTAGGTCATGCCGGATCCCCTAGACCGGCGCGCCGCGTTCGAAGATCCGGGTGGCGGTCGGATCGCCGTTTTCGTCCTTGAGCGCCCAGGTCTTCAGCGGCGTGGTGCCGTCGTCGTCGTACAGGATCTGCGTGCGGGCCGCGGTGTCGATCTTCAGGCGGTTCTGCTTGAGCTTGCGGGCCAGCGTCGCCTGGGTCGCAGCGGTGGTGGACTGCGTGGCGGCCGTCGTCGACTGCGCGGCGGCGGTGGTCGCCTGGGCCAGCGCCAGATCGGCGGACGCCTTGGCGGCGTCGGCCTTGGTGCCTGCGGTGTCCGCCGAAGCCTTCGCCGCGTCCGCCTTGGTGCCGGCGGTGTCGGCCGAGGTCTTGGCGAGATCGGCGCTGGCCTTTGCCGCGTCGGCCTTCGTGCCTGCTGTGTCGGCGCTCGTCTTGGCGTCGGCGGCGTTGGTCTTGGCGGTGGCTGCGTCGGCAGCCGCGGCGGTGGCCTGGGCTGCGGCGGTAGCCGCGTCGGCAGCGGCAGCGGTCGCTTCGGCCGCAGCGGTGGCAGCGTCGCCGGCGATCCCGGGCGTGGCGGCCAGAACGGCGGCTGCGTCGGCCGCAGCCGCGGCGGCGTCGACGGCACCGGCCGCCGCGTCGGTTGCTGCGCTCCCTGCGTCGACGCACAGCGCGCCGTACACGCCGCCCCACTCGACCGCCAGGTATTCCGGCAGCGTGTCGAGTTCGCTGGAGTTGGTGATGGTGAAGAACCACACGCCAGCCATGTAGTCTGCCACCGGCACGGTCAGCTTCCACACTGCGCCGGCAGCGACCCATACGGGGTTCACCGGCCCGTAAGCTACCCCGTTGGGCTTGATCCCGTTGACGACGATCACGTGCCCCGCGTTGTCGGCGGATCGGTGCAGATACAGCGCTGCGAAGGCCGCGCCGTCCACCGTCACCTTGCGCAGCCCGGCCGCGTACAGCACGAGGTCTTCGGTGGCCAAGAAACCAGGCTTTCCGGCGGTGAACATGACGGGCCTCTACGCGGTGACGGTGATGGTGATGGCGCCGGGGGTCGGCAGTTCGTCGGCGGCCAGCGTCACGTCCGCCGCGGGCAGCGTCCAGGTGACGTTCTTGACCTTGCCCGGATCGGCGTTGAAGATCTCGGCGGCGATCCTCTCCCGGTACAGTACGCTCGCCGGGACGTGCACATATTGCCCGTCTTCGTCCTTGGCTAGCGGGTCCAGGAACGCGATCAACGCCTGTTCGATCTTCGTTGCGGACGCTGTGCCTTTCACCGCCGCGGTCACCGCCACGGACTTCAGTGCGAAGTTCTGGCTGGTCAGTTCGCTGTTCAGCAGCAGCACGCCTGTCTCGCCGGTGACCGGATCGCCGTTGAAGTGCAGATCGATCTCGTCGAGTACGTCCTGCGACAGCGATCCGCCGCCGGCCCCTGCGACCAACAGCTTGATCGTCTTGGGGCCGAAGCCTTCCTCGACCGCGTGGGCCCGGGCGACGGGGGACGATCCGTCGGCTGCGACGAACGCTTCGGCCAGATCTTCGCAGTCGGCGGGGGTCAGCGCCCGGCCACGGGTGCGCAGCGTCGCCGGGCCGGCGATCTTGATCCGGGCGAGATCTTCGGGCGTGCTGCCTTCGGCGATCTTCCAGCCGGCCATCGCCCGCGGGTTGGTGACCGACGCCACGATCGCCAGGCCGGCCTTGTTGATCGTGACCGCGCCGGCCGCCACGTTGCCGTCGTCGGGGGCGTTGTGCCGGTAGTCCAGGCGGATGTCGCTGCCGATTGGCGGGATCGCGCCGTTGGTGCCGTCGCCGAACGTGACGATCGCGAAGCCGTCTGCGTCGAAGTCCACCGCGGCGTGCTTCGACGTGCTCAGCGACGAAAGGAGATCGGCCACCACGTCCCATTCGGCGTAGCCGCCGCCGTCGTCGACGAACACCTGCACGGTGCCTTCGATCACGTCGGCGCGCACGGTGGCGAACGCCTGGCTGGCGCTGCCGTCGCTGCTGCCCGCGGGATCGTCGCTGGCCGATTCGCCTTGCGTGACCGACAGGCGCACGTACTGCGCGCCCTGATCGATGTACGCGCGATCCAGATCGGGCAGCGCCACCGCCGGGTGGTTCACGACGCGCATGCGCACGTAGAACGCGTCGACGGCGTTGATCGTGGTGGCGGTCCACCGGCGCTGCGTCGTTTCCGGCAGGGTGAAGGCCACTTGCAGCGTCAGTCCGTCGGACGCGACGGACTGATCCAGCGCGGGGACTTCCTTCCATTCCGCGCCGATGATGTAGTCCGTGGGATCCGTGCTAGCGACCGCCTGCCCCAAGTAGCCGGCGAGATCGCAGTAGTTGTCGCCGACGAACACCGACGTGGCGTCTTCGTAGGCCCCGGTCAGGGCGGATCGCACGCGCACGACGGCGCCGTGGCGATCGCTGGTGCCGAGCAAGCTGTTGCAGTGCACGCGCAGCACGGGGCCAACCATCTCGACGCTGGACGGGTTGGCATCGTCCAGCCCGCCGTCGTGGTATTCCCAGGCGACTTCGCTTGCCGCAGGCGCGGTGACCGCGGCGGCAAACAGCAGATCCAGGCGATCCCACTGCACGCTGTCGTGGCCGATGTACAGCAGATCGCCGGTGTCGTCGGCCACGGCGAAGTCGTCGGCGTCGGTGTTCAGGTTGGCGGTGCGATCGGTCCACGTGGTCGTGCTGAGATCGTATTCCCAGGCCTGCGTCAGTTCGTCCGACGCGGACAGGATCACGTCGTCCTGCAGCTCGAAGACGATCTCGGGATCGTCGGTCGCCTCTTCGGTCGCGAACAGCGCGCCGGCCGCGACCCCTGTCGCCACCGTCAAGGGGGCGGCCAGCTGCACGACCACTTCGCCGGTGGCGGGCGTGGCTTGCTTCAGGCGGTAGCCGATCAGGTTCAGGTGGCCGCGGACCGACTCGCGCAGCCGGGACGTCGGCAGCAGCGATTCTTGCGCCACGTGGTCCAACAGGCAGTTGTTGTAGTGCCCGACCGCGGCGAAGGCCCGCAGGATCTGGATCGTGGGATCGTGCGGATCTTCGTCGGTCAGATCGGGGGCGTCCTGCCGGCGGTGCGCGATCAGATCCTGGAGCAATTCCGGGTAGTAAAAACCCGCCCAGCGAAAGCTTGGGGTCTGGACGGTGCTTGCCATCGTGCCTCTACTTGTTGCCGATCTTCACCGACAGTGGCCGCTGTTCGTCCGTCTCGAGATCCCGATACAGGATCTGCACCGTCGTCTCGCCCGCGTCGTCGTCGCTCCGGACGCTGAGATCCAGCAACTCGGCCCGCCCGTCGGCGTACAGCCGATCGAAGTGCTGCCGCACCCGCCGGTCGAGGATCGCCCGCTGGGCCGCGTCTTGTAAATCGAATACGCCCGCCGCCGTCCCCACGTCCGTGTTGAACGGGTTGGCGTTCTCGCCGTCGGCCAGGATCAGCTGCACCAGGAGATCCATCTGGTCTGCGCCGTCGACGGTGACGACGCGGCCTTGCACCGTCCGGATCGGGATCGCGAGTCCTCTTGCCATCAGCTCACCGCCCCGGTGATCGGCACGGGCAGCGCCGGGCCCGCGGTGGGGGTGCCGGCGACCGTGCTGGTTTGCAGCCCCGCGTTGAGCGGATCGATCGTGATCGTGGCCGTCTTGACGAACGTGTCCAGCGCATTCGACAGGGCGGTAGCCAGGGCCGCGATCCGCACACCGTCGGATCCGTGCACGTACTTGTGGCAGGCGGTGGCGATCGCGTCGGCGCACGTCTGCCGAGCGGAGGCCGCCTGGGTCGGATCCGTGACCGCGAACGCGGTGTCGAAGGCCGCCTTCACGTCGGCCTTCAGCGTGGTCAGATCGCCTGCCGCCCACTGCGCGTTGAGCGCCGCTTCGATCGCGGTCTTCAGCGTGGCCTTGTCGAGAGCCATCAGATCCCCCCGCCCTTCTGCACGAACGCGGCGTCCGACAGGATCGCCTTGTTCGTCAGGTTGTTCGCCTTGAGCGCCGCTGTCTGTGCGGCGGTCAGCGGCGGGCCGGACGGTCCGACACCTGTCGCGTGCGTGTGCGCCATGTACTGATCCAGGAAGGAAGACAGGAAAGCCAACAGCACGTTGCCCAGCGGGATCGGTTCGTCGGCCGCTTCGGACAGCAGCCGCAGCTTGCCGGCCTTCAGGATCACTTCCTTCAACGCCTCGTCGAACATAAGGATCTGGCCCGAAGGCGTCTTGATCCCCATGCGCTTGCCGTACTTGGCGCGGAACTCGGCCGGGACGCTTGCCGTGTCCGGGTAGATGCAGCAGCGCCAGCGGTAGTCAGGCGCCGCCAGCAACCCCAGCCCGGGCACGTCGTCGTCGCTGGATCCGACCACCGCTTCGATCTCGACCACCTCGCCGGGATCCGGCAGGAAGAACATGCCCGCGTCGCCGCGACCGCTGTAGGGCGTCGACGACATTTCCACCCAGTCGGGCAGATCCGCCCCTTCGGCGGTGATCGCGCCGCAGGTGACCTTCAGCCGGCCGCGCTTCTCCGGATCCGCGATGCTGGTCACCGTGGCTTCGTAGATTTCGCGATGCAGGTACTGGCCGGCCATCAGACCTCGAGGCGGTTGATCACTTTGTTCGCGGAGAACTGGCAGCGGTAGCCGCTGTCGGCGTTGAACGTGTGCTTGACCTGGGTGAAGTAGTAGTCCCCGCTGTACGTCTTGCCGATCCCCTGGATCTCGTGGGTCTGCCCGGATCGGAGATCCGGCACGCCGATCGTCTCTCCCTGGATCGTCAGGAAAGCGTCCTTGTTCTGCTGGATCGTCTTCTTCGCCCAGTCCAACGCGGCTTGTGCGCTGCGGAACTTTCGGGGGGTGGCGACCGTGACGCCGTGGCCTTCGACAGCCAGGCGCACAAGCGACATGTCGGTGATCTCTTCCGCTTCGGGCCCGGCTTCCACCGGCCCCAGCGGGCCGCCCTTGGCGGTCACGCCGCGACCGTAGCGGACCTTCTTGCCGCGGGCGGTTTCCTCGACGTTGATCGCCTTCCAGCCCCGGGCCTTCCGATCGTAGATCTGGACTTCGACCTCGTTGACCGACTCGTCGATCGCGAACTGCAAATCCGCGCTGATCAGGGACGGCGCGTCACCGCCGTACTTGAAGACGATCTTGCTGGCCTGCCGGGCGAACTCGCGCGACTTGCGGAAGTGGGCGATCCACTTGCCGCCGGCCTTGACGCGATCCAGCCCGCCGGCCGTGCCGCGGTGCTTCTCGGCGGGCTCCCATTTGATGAAGAACTCGGCCTGGTACAGGCTCGCCAGAGCGCGCAACACGTCGTAATCGCTGGTGCCCTTCTTTTGCGGGAAGGACTCCTTGATCGCGGCTAGATCGGGATCGACCCTGGGCGTGATCCCGTAGGGCGTGCAGATCGCCGCGATGATGGATCCGACGGTACCGTTCCACACCCGGCCGCTGGTCTGCTTCTTGGCCTGGCCGGCGGCAGGCTGGACTTCGTAGAACTTCCGCTTGGTTTTCTTGGTGTTGACTCGCTTGCTGCCCGCGATCTCGAACTCCTCCTTCATCATGCGATGCGAGGGGTCCAAGGCCTTGACGTCGAGCGTGGGGATCCCGTCGGCGGGGAACGACGGCAGGAAGCGGGTGATCTTGCCGCGGCCGACGTACGCGGTGTCGGTGCCGTAGCCGAGGTGCAGTTCGACCTCTGCGCCCGGGCGGAAGATCTTGTTGTCGGTGTAGCGGTTGTCCGCGTTGCAGACGGCGATCGCCAGTTCGTTCGCGAGGCTCAGGCTGTCGTCGAACTCGACGGAGATCACGTCCTGCGTGAGATCCATCTGTTCAGCCGACTTGCCGCCGGCAACCAGCGTGTCGTCGACGTACAGCGCGAACGCCGGACACGTCCAGTCGATCTCCTGCAGGATGGTCTGGCGGGCGGCGGGCATCTGGGTCTCACGTCAGGAAGGGCATCTCCCGGGATCCGGTGCGATCGTCGATCGCAGCCAGGCGGGCTGCGGCGGCGCGCGGATCCTCGGATAGGGCGAACGCCTGCGGCTCGCGCCGCAGTCGCGTGAACCGATCGACGGCGGGCAGCCGCACCAGATCTCCGGGCCGGGGGAAGGCCGCGGTGTTCCGCTGCCGCAGGAACACCCCCAGCGTTGGCGATCCGTATTCCCGGGCGGCCAGTGCTTCGTATGTACCACCCTGCGGCATGGCCTTGTGCAGGCTGTCGTGCGGCTTGGCGGTCGGATCCACCCGCTCGAGATCGAAGGCGGCGCCGATCTTGCGCAGCGTGATCTGGAACGTCACGTCCCGAATCTGGCCGAAGCGCCACATTTCTCCGTACTTGACGCCGCCGAGCGACTGGATCACGCAGTCGTAGCGGACGCTTTCGCCCCATTCGAAGGTGAACCGCGGCGGTCGGCCGAGCTTCGGATCGCGGCGGATCGCCTTGCGCAGCGCGGCGACGTCGCGGGCCACGTTGCGGCTGAGGATCCCGTCGGTGGACGCGGGAGGTTGCCGCAGCGATCGGACGCCCAGGGCGTTCAGGCCTTGGGAGATCGCCGCGGTGGGGCTGAACCCGCCGGTGTCGAAGAACCGGGCGGTGAACGTGGCGGTCTCGGCGGCGCCGGCCAGCCATTGCAGGATCGGATCTTCGCGGCGGGGGATCTTGACCTCGCCCCATTCGGTCGTGACGTCCTCGCTGTACTCCTGCGGCATGAACTGCGCTTCGAACACCTCGACGGGCGGATCGATCCGGATCAAGCGCCATGGGGTCTGCGGCAGTCCAAGGCCCATCGGCTACCCTCCGATCCCGCGCTCGAGGATCATCCGCCGCTGTACCGGCGTCGTCTTGCTGCCGGTGCGATCCTTCAACTCGAGCTGCGCCTTGGCGATCCCGCGGCCGACGTTCTTGCTGTCCAGCTTGACGTTGGTGGTCACGTGCACCGGCTTGGCTTCGATCTCCGCACGTGCCGCGGCGGCCTTCGTTTCGTACATGGCGAAGGCGTCGCCGACCGCATCAGCGATGTCGGTCACGAACGTTTTCCGCATCCGCTCGGCGACTTGCTCGGCGTATTCTAACTCGGCCACCAGGCTGTCGTGCAGCGACATGGACGCGCGGGAGTCGATCCGCGCTGCCAGATCGGCCGCGTCTGCTGCTGCCTGTACGGTGGTGGCGCTCGCCGTGGAAATCGAACTTACGAGCCCGGAAGCGGCACTCAGCTGGCGGAGGATAGGCGTCAAGCCACCGACCGAGACTTCCTCGGACGCCGTAGCGATCGATTGCGCCGCCTGGGTCTGCGGAGCCCCTCTTCGCATGGCAGCCAGGATCGACGCTTCGTCCATCGGCCCCCGGTACTGGGCGACATTCGGCAGTGGCCGCGGTCGCGGGGCGGCGGCGATCAGCCCGTTGGGATCCACGGCCTCGCCCTTCTTCAGGTTGGCCTTGACCGCGGCGGCGATCTGGGATTCCCCATAGGCGTCCAGTCCTGCCCCCACAAGCGCGCCGGCGGTCAAGGCGAGCCCAGCCATGCCTGCGTAGCCGGCGACCCCGGGCCCCTTACCTGCCATGCCGGGCGGAAGGGCGGGACCGATCAGGCCGCCCTTGTTCCCGTAGCCTCTGCTCGCCGCCAAGGTGGCGGCGGCGTACTTCCACATTGCGGCGGTGGCGGGGCCGATCAGCTTCTTCATGTTCAGGAAGAACCCGACCAACCCGCTGCCGGCCGTCCCGGCGCCGAACAGCACCTTGCCCAGCCCGCCGATCAGCGTGATCCCGCTCGACAACAGCGGCAGCAGTACCAGCAACGGCGGCGACAGGGCCGCGAAGATCAAGGCCGCCTTGGTCCAGGCGGCCACCTTGTCGGGCGTCAGCGTCTTCAGGAAGGCCATCACGTGCGGCTTGATGTCCCGGAAGGCCTGCTTCACGCCGTCGATCGCGGCCTTCATCCCCTGCGCGATCGCGACCGCTGTCGGATCGATCTTCATCAGCGCCGACATGTCACCGCCGGCGGTGATCGTGGCGAAGGCCTTCTGAACGTCCTGCGCCAGCTTCAGCACGCCTTGCAAGCCGGACTTCCCGCCGGCCCCGAACGACTGCGCCATGTCGATCGCGATCACCTCGAAGGTGCTCTTGATCCGCTTGGCGACGCCGCCCAGGCTGGACGCCATGATGTCGGCCTTGTCCTGCACGGTGGTGGTGCCGTTGCGCACCTTGTCCACCATCGTGTCGAAGGCTTGGGTGCCAGCCCCAGCCAGCCCGGCCAGCGCGCGGCTGCCTTGCTCGCCGAACAGCAACTGGGTCTTTTGTAGGCGTTTGGCCTCGTTGGGGATCCGGCTCAGGGCGGCCTGAGTGTCACTGACGATCGACATGAACGGGCGCAGCTTGCCGGTCGAGTCGGTGACCGCGACCCCTAGTTCGGCAAAGTGTTTCGCTTTACGCGGCGAGGTCAGCGAATCCAGGACCGCCGCCAACCCGGTGCCGCCGACGGACCCCTTCGATCCGAACTTGTCCAGCAGGGATAGTGCCGCGGTGGTCTGCTCTACGTCGAAGCCCATGCGGTGCGCCGACGCGCCCGCATAGGTCATGCCTTCGCCGATCGAGGCGATCGACGCGCCCGATTCGTCCGCGGCCTTCGACAGCGCGTTGGCGGTCCGGCCGGCCTGATCCATGGACATGCCGAACTGGTTGATGGTCGAGATCACGATCTGCGCGGCGGCGTCGGTCGCCATGCCGTCGGCCTTCGCGGCGGCCATGATCGGCGCCGCGGCGTACTTCAGATCGCCGATCGCCACGCCGGACTTGACCAGCAGCTCGAGGGCCGCGGCTGCGTCGGCGGTGCTCTCGCCGAAGTCCATCGCCAGCGTCTTGGCCAAGCCTTCCAGCTCGCCGCGGACCCGGCCGAACTCAGTCTTGCCCAGGGCGGTGCCGATCTTGCTGATCGCGTCGTCGAAGCGGACAGCGGCGGCCACGCCCAAGCCGATCGCCGCGGTGGATCCCAGCATCGCCGGCATGGCCGCGCTGAAGGCCTGGCTGCCGCCCTGCTTGA